CCATCGGTGTAGGCCGCTTTCATCGACGTATCGATCTTTGCTAATGACAAGGCTGCATTGGTACCAGCCAAATCACTAACGTCCGTACCGTCACCTGTCGCCGTGGTGGACGCAGAGACAACACTCTGGTTCGTAATCCAAGACGGTAGTTTACCGGCCTTGCGTGGATCAGAACTTGACCGCGCTTCGGACTTGATAAGGGAGTTCTCGATATCGCGGCGCTGCTCCAGACCTTTTAGGATCTTGACATACGCCGTTTCCTTATCCCGCCCAGCCTTGTCGACAACATCCAAAGTGCCGGAAACTTGGGCAGCTTGTACGCTGATCTGATGGTAGTTCCCATGCCGGGTAGTGGCTTGAGGGTTTGTATAACTGTAATCCGCCCCCTCGTTCACGTAGTTGGTATCCACGGCACTGGCGAGCGGCTGAACCTGCCATTCGTGGAAAACACCCTTCGTAACTTCCTTTTTGGCGTTACTAAAAATAGGTGTCTCGTCCGGATCGATGCGAGTAATCACATCGACCAGGTCTTCGCGTTCTCCTACAGCCGCCGCTGTGTTCCAGGTAGCCATAACGGCACCTCCTTACTTCTGTGTCATATACTCAACAGCAGCATCGACCGCACTGATACGGCTTCGCTTGCTGATGTTTGCGAGAGCATCACGCTTCCGCCTAGTTGAGGTTTGTGCTTTCGTCTTTGGTTGGCCTGCCTTAGTCATTTTAGGGGCGGTCGTCGCTTTCTTTTGTGCAACCGGCTTCTTGCTCATTAATTTATCGTACAAGTATGCCTTCCTGAGAACGGCAACAGCGCGGGAGTCAGATATTCCTGATAGTTCCTGCTCTGAGTAACCGTACCCTTGCGCAAAAGTAATGAGCGCAGCCTTCTCTTCCTTAGCAACTTTCTCATCACGCCATTCGGGGATGAGCTGCGGCAGTTGTTCACGTTCGTGCGCCATGCGCTGCTGCGCCTGACCTTGCAGTTCCGCGATATGTTGCTGCTGCAACCGCTGCTTTTCTTCACCAACTTTCGTTAACGCTTCCTTTCGGTCACGCATTACATCACGTTGCCGCGTGTACTCCAGCGGGTTCTCTTTGTAGAGAGCATCCCACTGTTCCTGAGTTGGCTCCTCTTGACTAAGTGCCTGCTCCATCGAAGTAAGCTGTTCGGCATAGCGTTGTCGCTCTGCCTGCAAATGCCCAAGTTCGCCTTCGACCGTCTTGCGGTCCTCGGCAACCTGTTGGGTTTTGCGTGTGTAATCCGATTGCCGCATGTAGCCGTTCTTCAGCTCATCTAGCGGCACATCGACTTCGCCATCCGTAGTTTGGACACGATAGGTCGGTGCTGCGGTTGTTTCTTCCTCCACGACTTCCGCTTCCACTTCCGGTTCATCGTCATCGACGATGTCTTCGGTTTGAGCGTCTTCCGTTTCGGTCGCTTCCACCTCTTCTTCGGCTTCGGCTTCTAACACTGTCGACTCCGCTTCCGGTTCTTCGACAGTTGGCTCCTCGCTTGACGCAGTATCCTCTGGGGGTGCGCTTCGACGTAGAAGTTCTTCTACCGCTTCATTCTGCGATAACAGGGAAGGCCCTTGCGGGCTTGCTTCCGGCATAATTTCACTCTCCAGTTGGTTGCAATGACTGCCTACTCAGGCTTGGTCGAACGGTTCTATCTTATTGATTCTAAACAATAAAAGACCCCGAGTGGCTACCGGCGCTTGAACAACTCGTTGAGCTGCACCTGCGCCATCTCGCCGGTCTTTGCAACCGACTCGATATGCTGTTTGACGTTCTCCAGCACGCGAATTGCGTGGTACAAACGGTCACGCTTTTCCGCTTCACCCGCCGAAGACGATACTAATTCCTCGATGTAGCGTGTACGCAACACGCGAAAACTCTCCTCATAGATGTCGTTGCGCAAAATGCTCGCAGCTTTATCACCGCGCCCTACTTCGCCGCGCAGGCGACCTTCGTTGTCTGTCACTGTGCGCGTGGCAGGTTAGGTGAAATGTTTGCACCCATCTGCGCTTCGATGCCCCGCAGCTGCGCTTCCATCTGCAGCTCCTGCTGGCGCATCTGCATTTTCATCTGCATCTCTTCACGCTTCAACGCCAATTCCGCCTGCATCTTCTCACGCTTCAACGCGATATCCTGTTCTGCCTTCATCTTGTCGATGGCGATCTCACCCTCCGCCTTAATGCGTTCAGCCTCGACAAGCGGATCTACTTTCGGGTTCTCTGCCTGCTGTTGCATCTGCTGCTGCACTTCCGGCGGCAGATTGTCAGGATCAAGAAAGAATGCGTTTGCATCCTTGAACCCGGTCAACTCGATTGTCTTTGCCAGTGTGCGCCGGTACTGCGCCACCGTAACCAGAGGATTGTGCGGCCCCAGTTCCAGCAGGATCTGCTCCTGCTTGGAGGCAATTGTCATCAGCGTAGCAATGCGCTGGTCAATCTGTCCGGTTCCAAGACCTACCTCGATCTCGACATCGAACTCGTTCTCCCACATCTGCGGGTCAACCGGCACAAAGGTATTTCGCAAACGAACAATGCGCTCCTTCTGCTGGTGCTTCTGCACGATCTGCAGAATACATTTCATCAAGCGGCGGACCCCGGTCTCAGCGAAGACACGAGCTACCATTTCAAGTTTTGCCTGTGCCGCACTCACCGTCGCGGCGACCGCCGTTGCTGTGGATGATTGCAGGGCGTCAGGGTCAAGCCCCATCGATGCCTTGCTTAAACCAGTACGCTGTTCGCGCACTTCATCCATGTAAGCTAACAATGGAATTGCTGAGTCTGCCACACTTGGTGGCACGATAGGCTGCACCATGTTGGGCGCACGCACACGCACGATGCCACCCGGTCGTGAGTTAATGAGGTCGTCCAGATTAACCTGACCCTCGACTGCCGCCACACGGGCATTGTTAGTCTGATAAACATTGTCAAGCAATTGTCTGGTCAACGCTGTCTTGATCTGCTGCAAATCTTTTAACAGGTCGGCAAACGAACGGCCAACCAGCCGGTGCGGCATCAATATCGGAGAGAGAACCGAAAACGGCATCATGTAGAACGGCTCGTTCTCGACAATCTCATGCCCATCACCGATACAAACCACACGGCGCAGCTCCGCTTTGCCATCGCCGTCATAATCGGAACGGATATAAACCTCCGTTACCAGCACCTCACGTTGCGTTTCATCGAGAGGGCTTACTCCACCAGCTGCACTTTCGATCTCCTCAAAACGCGCCTGCCGCTCATTGTTGAGATCCAACTCGTTGTGGCCTGCGTGTTCCTCCATCTCTTCACGATCGTAACCCAACTCGACCAGGTCACTGATCGACATCGAAGTGCGATGGGCAACAAACCGGCAGTCATCCAGCGACTTTGCGTGCTGATTAAACAAAAACTCTTCGGGCGGTATGTTCTCGATCCGCACACGACCATCGCGTGTCGTCTTGCGGATCTTCACGTCGTACACTTCCGGTGCCGGTGCAATCTCGTTGCCCATCGGGTCCACAATCGGGTCGCCCTCGATACGGATATCCTGCTCCAGTATCTCGACATCGTCATCGCCTGCCAGAGCAGTAAGCTCCGCTTCGGTCAAACCTTCATAACTATCCTCGATAATTTTTTCGGATTCATCGTAGTAATGTTTGATGACTCCCATTTTCAGCAGCAGCGCGTCCTTGAACCAGTTGTGCAGGATCACGAAACCGTCGTTGTCGTTGTTCAAAATAAAGTTGACGTAGTCGGATGCCTGCTCTGCAGCTGCAACATCTTCCGGCCCGCGTGGCTTGAATCGAACAAAATCGTCGGTCGCGGTAAACACACGCATAAGCGACGGCATGATCATTTCGATCACGTCGGACGTTTCCGTTGCAACCACACTCGACCGGCCCTCGATCTCATTGCCAAGGGGCTCGCCCAGATAGTAGTTCATCGCATCGATGCGATCCTTCTGCAGCTCCGTATCATGGTAGCCGATAGCCTGCTGGATCTCGCCGCGCACGACCTGTTGGAACTCTGTGTCGTCCATTTTTGCCATTCTAGTTACCTAGCAATCCAACGGGTTGGTCATTCAATTCTATGGTTTTTGGCTGTCGTATATACGACTCGCGGGTAGCAAAATTTTTGTTTCGGCCAGTGTTACGAACAAACCCGTGTCGTCTGTACCATTTTTCTAAACGCGATTTACTCGCCCCGAAAGCATCAGAGGGTGTCAACGCTAAAACCAGCCCCTCACTGTCGGCCTTGTTAATCAAGTTTTGCAGTTCCCGCCCCGCCAGACCCTGACCACGCAAATCTTTCGGTACTTCTATTTTACTAATTTCAAGAACATTTCCACGCCTGGACGTTTCAATCTTAGCGCCGCTAACAGGCAGGTCATCGATTTCTAATATCTTGGTGCGGTTCAGTACATCCTGATCCCACGTTACATAGTTGTGGGTTATATCTGGATCGCCAAACGCCACCCCTTTATTTTTGGCATCCATTTCCATCGCAAGCCATTTTTCAGCCTGATCTCTTGCATAATCACGGTGCTGGTAGGCTGGATCTATGCTCAAATCATCCCATCTTTTGCGCCGTTCTCGAATTACTTTTAAGATAGGCCCCTGAGATTCTTCCAGGGAGTTCCTGCTTCTGCTTACAAGGTCGTGCAATTCCTCCCAGTAATTCACCCCATAATCTGTGCCTGTTTTTGATCCTATGCGGATGTCGCCCATACTCCCAGCCGGCCCACCAAGGCGACGACTTAACTGATCCTTGAAACGCAAGCCGGGAACACCAGCATCGCGCATAGCTGCGGCTGCGCCCTCTTTGCCTAATTCCTCCTGCATATTATGAAATATATCGCCACCAGCCACGCGGTCCATACGCACCTTCGTTGTGCGATTGGGGTCTACAAATTCGTTGGGCCAAAAACCCGCTTTCTTGATTGCATCCTTAACAGCCTGTGGCTGGGCGTCCAGCGGCGCATCGTAATCAAGAAACTTAGCCGTATCCGCGTCAGGTATGTCGTATTTGTAGAGATGGCCCGGATGTTTCGGGGGATTCGTTTTCCATCCCTCCAATTTTTTTAACGCCTCGTCATACGGTGCGCGGTACCCCTCACGCGGCCACCCTTTTGCGTCATACTGAGCCATCTCTCGCTTTAGTGATTCTATAGCCG